CTGAATCAGCTTGAACTCGCCATCGATAGACTGCCATTCGCCCGTAGCCTGCGCACCAGTACCCTGTTTGTGGAAGATAAGGTTCTGGCCATTACGCACGGTAAGATTGCCGAGCGTAATCACATTCGCGGGCGACTGTTCGGAAATACCCGTAACGATAACAAGGTCGCCGTTGTGCAGGTTGTCGAGCGTCATCGCGTTGATTGCTGCAACAGTCATCGTGCCGTAGTTCTGACCGTATCCCTGCAGCAAGCGTGTAACGTAGGCAACAACCTGCGCGTGCGTCGCAATATGCCCGTCGTTGTCAGATGCAACGTCGCTATTTCCAAAGCACGCTGCAGCAAGTTTCGACAGCGGTATAGTCGCGTCAAGAATGTTATTCGCCTGGACGGAATCGTCAGCGAGTTTCGCATGAGTGACCGCGCCATTCGATATTGTAAGCGTAATGCTCACATCCTGGCGCAAATCCGTAGACACGGACCCCGTAACATCGTTGGTAAGGCGTATCGATATTGCATTCTGCAATCCGAGAGCCCTAATGAGGTAAATTACGTTATTGGTCTTGTCGTAAAACCGCGACCAATCCAAATAAGTCGGCTCAGGCATGTACAGCCTCCCTTGTAAAGGAATTTAGATTCATCATAACAGCAGTTGCCCCCTGTAAAAAATCACCTCACCAGCGCCCGCAGCTTCGGGAGGCGCAATCTTGAGAACATGAGCGTCGACATATTCGGCGTCAACCGCACCAATTTGTTCTGCTGTCACATTATGCGGGTTATCCGTTCTGCCGGAATGTGTGTCAATAGCATTCTGTAGAGCAGCATCGGCATCTTCGCGCTGAACCTTCTCGGTCGCAACAGCGTCGTTTATTGCGGCCGTGAGCGCGGCGACGGCGGCATTCAGCTGCTCGACGGTAGCGTAGCCGGTGAGGTCCAGGTGGAAAATCCTGGACCACGTATCGCCAGCCCACATCACGAGGTCGCCAGCGGTAACGGCAAGAGGTTCGCCTTCCGGGTTTACGAGCAGCCCGGAATCCTTGACAGCCCAGATGTCACCATCCATTCGCTGATCGAGCGGCATGGCGTTCAGTTCGGCAACGGTCGCGGAACCCTTGATGTCGAAAACGAGGCCGTCGCGGATAGCCTTCGCTATCGCCTCGGCGACGTTGGCCATAGACCAGTCGCGGGCATCGGCATCGCTCATGCCGGAAGGCGGGCTGATATTCTTCTGGCCCGCTTCCTGGAGATCCGCCGTGAGTTGCCTTACAAGCTCATCGTAGGTCATGTAATATTACGCCTCTCCGACAGAAAGAAGGAGCCCGCAATCCTGGTTCTGCGAATTTTTCTTTTTCATGAATACAAACGGCGTTCCGGAAGGCACCGTCTTTGTTTTTTGGACGTGGTCCATATCCCACCACTGAATGATATAATTCGCTTCACTATTTTTGTTATAAAAGATGCCAACGGCTCCGTCGGGCAATTCCTGCATCTGCGTGACGGGATTTACAACATCCATCGCGTACTTGAAGTAAACACTTTCACCAGGAATCCATGAACCGGCAATAGTTCCCGAAAAAAATCCGGAAAGAACGCCGCTCAAATTGATATTAGCGCCATCAAATGCAATTTTACCGCCATTTGTTCGCGGCAAAATCTGGTCAGTACGGATAAGCGGATAATTAGCGCTTTCGCCATCACGTCCAGAAGTAGGGCCGGAGAATCCGTTTCCAGAGCGCACCCCACCGCTGACATCCAGCATGCCCGTAATTTCAACACCGCCGTCAAACTTGGCACCACCCTCAATTTTCAGCAATCCCTTGACAATGAGATTTTTGGCCAGTTCGACTATCTCGTCGACGGTCACGACAATGTTATTTGATTCAACTTTCGAACCAATGTGCGCGGTCTTCTGACCACGAATAAACTTTACGAATTCGGCATGGAGTTCAGTGGCCACATCGCCGGTCGCGGCGACACCAAGTTTGTCGTGGTGCAACGTAGCGGAAGAATTCGCACCGCTACCAGATCCATGCACCATAGAATCGCCAATCGATATGCCGGCAGCAAATACCGCAAGCAAAGCTTTCCAAAGCTGCTCCGAGTCATCCGCATCAAGAGACAGCCCTGCCGACACGATAAAATTACAGAGTTCTTCCTGGACGGTGTTGCACCATTCAGCATTGAACTTCGTCCCGCGTTGCACACCCGGAACACCGTTCTTGAATACTCCATCAGGTTCAGTCGAAATTCGCTGCATCACGAACCTCCATAGACAAAAAGCATTTTTACATGTGCCGGACTTACGCTTGTAAGCACAGCCTCGTAGTTAGAATCGCCAAAGTCCATCAGCCTCGAATTGCAGTCGCAGGCAAGTTCATCTTCGGCGCTGTAGTCGCCACTGCACCTGGCGTAGGTAAGATTTATAACGCCGATGTCAGATCGCACGATTACAAAAAAGTTCGGGTCCTGATTTCCAAAGTCAACCCCATCAAAAGCGTCCCGTTCATCTTCTTTCCAATATTCCAAGACATCGACGTCAAGGCCGAACAGTTCAGCAATGGACTTGATGTAATCCTTGCTGCAGCCACCCATCTTGCGGGCGATACGAATAATTTCACTCTTACGCAGCGCATCACCATCGAACGCAAGCCCTTTTTTCGGAAGCCCTAGTTCACGTTCCCACTCCGTCAAGGACGTGGTCGTATATGGCGACATTTCGCGGACAAGATTGCAGAACATCTGGTAAACTGCAGCAAATCCAGCCGCAAATGCGGTAAACAGTTTCCACCAGTTTCCGGCAATCCCCAAGAACCACGCAAAACCGCGCGGCATCAGTCCAAGCTGCGCATGGCGAAAATCTGCTTCAGTTCTTTTAGGAAGTTGCCAAGTTTCCATCAGGCACCCCAATTCTCAAGAACAATATTTGCATCGTCAACTTTCGCAATTTCGGCAATCCAGTTTTCCGGATCTGCATCGGAAGTATCGACAGCAAATTCAAGCGATGTCACGGAATACCCGTCTTTAGTCGCGGACGTAATCGAGAATCGGTTCGCAGTCGAGTTCGATTGGATATCTACGGACATCTGCGCAAGGTCAACCGTTTTCCCAGGGCCAATTCCGCGCAGATACTGCTTGATAGACGAAATCACGCTTTCCTTTACCGACTCGTTCATCGGGTCAAGGCGTGCAGATATTCCAACATTTACGGCCGTAACGCCAAGAACACGAACGTCCGCAGTAATCGGCCTGCGCGAGTCATCGTTTATATAGCCGGAAACTTCGGCAACCTGGTCGACACTCACACTCAAGTCATTCGCGGAATAGTTCGCAAGCGCAATCGTAACGGAGTTCGAGTTCTGAGTGTTCGCGAAAACATACGCGTCGCTTACATAAGTGAAACTCATGGCCCATTGCCAGTAGTCGTTCGCGGCACCGCCATGCGGAGGATTCTGGATGCGGTTGATAAGCCTTGCGCGGTATTCTTCCGCAAGTTCGCCCCACACCTGAACTTCGCCATCGACTTCTACGCCTTCCAGTTTACCGCCGGCAATACCGGCAGACTCGATAGACTCCACGCCTTCCACATCGGAGTCGCGGAATTCGAGGACCGCACCGGCAGACACATCTGAATCTGCACCGTAATGAATCGCAGCGACCGGAACAAACAGGTTCGAAGCCGACACGGTAGTGGTCGTTATTACTTCGTATTCCTTTTTCGTTACCGGGTCGATAAGAGCCGTTCCCTGCTCAATCTCGACAGATTCCGTACCGTCTGCAAGAGTCACTTTGGCTTTTCCGGACGCACACACGGGAGCCTTGTGCGGGATCCCGTATTCCGCACCGAACCCGTCAAGGGCCGACACGTCACAAGTTGAAACGAACCTGTTTTTCCAGATTCTTTTCGCAATCAAGGTCATCATGTAGAGCATCGCACCCAGCACGTGCGCAAGAACCTTCAGCACGCCTTTTCGCAGCGTGCTGGACTGGCCGTAAAACTGGACGGCCATCGCGTTCTCGACAATACGGACAAGGTCCTGCAAACTTTTAAATTCCATCTGTAGCCTTCCACTTGATTTCGTAAAGCAGCGCGACGTTTTCGCTGTCTGGCCGTTCTATCGTGATTTTAATCGACATCGTTTCCTTATCGACGATTTCTGCGCTGCACTTTACAGATTTTGCCACGCCGTCCTTGACCATCCACGAAAGAGCCTCGACGACAAGCGTCTCGACCTGGCGGGCAGTGTCATCGGTAAGTTTTCCGGGAAAGGCCTCGTAAAGGTATCCGCCGAGAGTCCCCTTTTCATCGAGAGCGTCACCCCACCAACCGCCTACAACGGGAGAAAGGTTCGCCACCTTGTCAAGGTTACGTTCGCGTGCATAGGTGCCGATGGATATGATGACGACGTTTTCGAGGCTGTCCGTAGTAAGCAAGTCGTGGTCGGCCTCGCTGAAAGCGAGGTCGAAACAGCCATCTTCTCTGCGATGTAAAGCAAGGTCGCTCACACCACAAAAATAAACGACCTATAACATATTAAGGCCGTTTTTGGAACATCTTTTTTAAGGTCCAGGAATTGGCGGAGTTGTCGGGCCCATAGCGGAACCGTGCTTGTGTGTGCTCAAATTGTAGGCGGCGGCATTGACGAATGTTCCGGCCGCATCGACACACTTTGCCGCGACCTCATCGGTTGCAAAAACATGGCCCCTTACATCAAGCGCACCTTCGACCAGGAAAGATTTTCCGTTGGTAGGCTTCGCGACAATCGAGCCATCCTTTTTGAGCCAGATGTATTGGCCAAAAGGCGAATGGACCGCAACTTCGCCCTCTTCAAGTTTTTCCGGAAAATCGCTGTGCGTAGCCACGACAACGCCGTTCTCGCGGGAACCACCGATAAACAGCGCAATACCGTCCACCTCGCCCTTCGGACGACTTGAAAAGCCGTATTGCTGGACAAATTCTACACCGCGCCGTTTTTCGCCAGCAATGAGTTCCACATCGGTTTCTAACTCGCCAGACACATACTTGCTAGCGATAACAGTGCAGCGGCCTACAATCAGGCGCAAACGGCTCAAAACGGGTTCCAGGACGTTACCGAAATTCATTTACCACTCACCGCCTTCTTTACGGAGGCCCACGGGTCAGACTTTGCACCCTTCTTGGCCTTTTTCTTCTTGGATTCAGGTTGCGGTGCGTAGACATCGGGAGAGACTAGCGTCAAGTTCGCCACCGAGCCTGACGAACCCCAGGAATACTCGACCGACGAAACGAGAAGGTCGACAGGAGTCTCGACGAACGCCTCCGGGGCAAAAAGCGAACAGACGACGCCGGGAGTCCACAGACCGTCGGAATGCGACCAGCCGCTCACGCTTGCGCTGAACTTCATCGACTTCGCCTTGCGTACCTTGCACTCCCAATCCGCTCGGGCCTGCACCTGCTCCTTGTCTACGGAATTCGAGTCCACAATAATCATCGGGCGCGTCCGCGTCACATCGGAATCGGACGCTTCGCCGACAACCTTCTTGCGGCCGGTTCCATATACGGAATATTTCGAGAAACGGTCCACAAGCGAAAATTCAACGCTCGCAGAAAGCAGGTTTTCACCCTGCTTCAAGGCTGGCCCACGCGCACAGGATTCGGGCTTCAGCAGATAGACGCTGCCAAGCCCATCGGAACACGGCAAAATCCCGCGCTCCTTGCAGAGTTTCGCGATGGTATCAAGCGCTTTCGCTCCGGGCTCCACGGCAAATCGCGGGAAAGCCTTGCCGACATCCACGTCCATCTTGTTCGAGAACTTGAGCCCGAAAGACTTGCAGATGCTGTCGATTATCTCGGCCATCGTCTTGTCTTTCCACTCGAGCGGACTTTCAATGCCGCAGTCGGCAATATCGGCAGTCTTTTCAGACCCGGTAACGCTTATGGCATGGCTGCCCGCAGCAAAACTCGCCTTGAGGTCATCAACGTAGCCACTGATAACTTTCACGCCATCGACAACAACCGTCACGGCATCGCCAGGGAAAAGGCGGACGCGGTCGCCGTCACTGGAACGCGCGACAAGCGTGAGCGAGAACGTCGCGGCAATCCTATCGAGCGACCGCGAGACTCGCGCCTCGGTCCAACTGGAAAACTTTCTGCCGTTCGCAAAAACCTCGATCATTTAGAAAGCACCCTCAAGTTGCGCGGCGTAATGATGAGCGGGTCGCAGATTCCGTTGCGTTCCAGGATATCGTCAACGCGGTCCAGGTTCCCGTAGCAATCGAAACACGCCGAAAGAATATCGCGCGTGCCGTTCATCGGATATTCCACGACCACAGCCAGGTTCGACATTTCGTTTCGCAGATACTTGAGCGCCGCCGCCTGCATGTCCAATAGGTTCAGGTAATCATCGATAGACTCCGCAGCTTCTGCGGCAAGCGCAAATGTCTCGGCAACGGCGTCCTGCATTTCGCGAGACTCTTCAGCACTACCGAACCTGCAGTCGACAACAGACTTAGCCACCATCGATGCGGCACTCATGAGCATAAGACGCCCAATTTTTCCGGACAGTTCGTCTGCAGAGGCATAGGCTGTAGACTTTTTATCCGAAACGATAGACTTCATTATCGAAAGACTTTCTTTCACATAATCATTCGCAGCATCATCCCTGGTCACGACATCTGCAGAGAGCGTGAGAATATGCTGGATACGACTCGCAAAGTCCGCAGGCGTTCCAAGTGATATGCTGACATTCTCGCGGATTTGCGAAACGGTGTTCACGAATTCAGAAACGCTGCGGATGGAACTGCGGGCATCCTCGATCATATCGAGAATGCCGACGGTAAACGCGGCAACGGAATCGACAACAGACTTCGCCTTGCCCAGAATGTCAAAATCTTCGACAAACGTGGATTTCGAATTATCCAGTGTAGCGTCCGCCTTTTCGATGGCAGCGCCGCGCAAGTCCTCTACGCTGTTTGCGGTTTCCTTCGGGTCCTGTTCCGGAACGAATACCACTGGAATCTCGATGTATTCCTGCGTCTCGCTCTTGTATGGGATAGTATATTCAGAGCATCGAGCGTTAAATCGCCCGTATTGCGGATGAACTAACTCGAAATAGCCTTCCTTGTTGAACGCTTCTTCAAGCGCATCGCGCTTACTTTCGACATCGACACCGAGTAGGAATATCGAGAACGAATACGAACTGACCTTTTTGCCGCCATCCTCGTTCACATGCTTGTCCGAAAACGGAATAGCCTTCGTGATGATCACACGGCCGCCAGTCTTTTCCGCAGACTCCACGAAAAAAGGAATACCGGCATAAGAACCGCCGACACATTCGATGACGCCTCCAGGTGTCTCGATTGAAACCTTGTGCAGAGCCTGTTCAGCCATTATAGACCTCCAAGAACGTAACCACGAGACCAGTCAAAGTCGCCCTGTTCGGGCGGCGTAACCTGCACGCCGCGCGGCATGTTGGTAAAGTCAACAGAGAAGCGGCTTGTGGTTGTCGTGTGTGTTTCGCTGACAGATTTCGCGACAGTAGAGCCGAGCGACGGCGTAGAGCCCGAAGCGGAAGAACCGGACGAAGCCTCACGCGCGGAAGGCTGCTCTTCATCACCAAAAAGCGAGCCAATAATGGGCACGCCCTTCACGAAAGACTTGACAGAAGTTATGGCCGCCTTGATGTTTCCAAAAATAGCGTCGTAAAGCATCGAGCCGATATTCGAAATTCCGGACTTGAAGCCTTCCCACAAATCCGCAAGCGTATCAGGCAAGGACTTGAAGAAATTCACGACCGGGTCAACAATTAGCGACATGAAACCGTCATACCACCATTTCAGACAGTCCTTGATTTCGCCCCACACGTAGTCAACGGCGTCGCCGACAAGGTTCCAGTTGTCGTAGATAGACTTGATTGCAATGCCCCACGAAACAACCGCAGCGACAATGAGCCCGATGGTCGCAAGGACTGGACCACCAAGGAGGCCCGCCAAGAGTTTCGCCCCGATAAGCAAGCCGTGGCCGTAAGTGAAAATGCCCTTGACGGCAACGCCGATAATCTTGAATATCGGGCCCATCTGGTAAAGCCCGAAAAGGATTTTTCCAATCGCAGGCAAGATCGTAATGAAACTCGTCACGAATACTATTGTGCCGGGGCCTATCGCCTGGACAATGGACAAAATCGTGTTCAGGATTGCAGGAATTTTCGGAAGCAGCGACTTGACGTACTCTGCAGTACGGCCGAAAATCTCCTTTACAACCGGCATCAGTTCCTCGCGGTTGTCCTTGACAAAGCCCTGCACGCTCTTGAACAGGTCTATGAAAACAGGGAACAGCTCCTGCGCAACGGAAATCTTGAGCGAGTTTACGGTCTCAAGAACGTCCTGCAGGGAATCGTTGAACGCCTCCGCATTCTTTGCCCCCTCTTCGGAATACCCGCCACCGTGCGACTCGAAATCTGCAATAAGCTTCTTGATGCCTTCATCGCCCTGCGAAAGCAGTTCCGCCATCTTCAGGCCGCTCTTGCCAAAAAGTTCCTGCGAAACAAACGCCTTCTGCTCCGCAGACCCTAACTTCTGGTAACTATCAGCAACAGCCGCAATAAGCGAC